ATGACAGAGCCTAAATGGTACGATATAACCGTTTCTAGAGCAAAATGTCCTGAAGAAATACTAAAGAAGTGGTTAGATGAAAATGGAGAAAGATATGCTTACGGAAGAGAACGAGGAGAAGACGGATACGAACATTTCCAAGTCAGAGTTGTATTACAAAATCCTACAAGCTGGGAAACAATGCGGGAAATATGGGGGCATAGTGGTCATTGTAGCCCTACTAGTGTTAGAAATTTTGACTATGTCCTAAAGGAAGGTGATTATGTATGCTCGTGGATAAAAATACCAGACGCTATCCGAAATGCTCAATTAAAACCCTGGCAACAGCACTTAGTAGACCTGAAACAAAACGACAGAGAAGTAGACTGTATTATAGACATACGTGGAAACACTGGAAAGTCGTTTGTTACAAAGTATATGTGTATGAAGAATATGGCAATCAATATTCCATCTGGTCTTTCAGCGAAAGATATAATGCGTATGTGTATGAAACGAGCAAAGCTTGGTACATACATTTTCGACATCCCAAGAGCAGGAAGTAAGCAAGCAAAAGAAACATGGTCAGCCATTGAAAGCATCAAAAATGGGTACATATGGGACGACAGGTACACATGGGAAGAAATGTGGATAGACAGTCCAAGAGTGTTTGTTTTTACAAATGAGTATCCAAAATATGACCTGTTGTCAGAAGACCGGTTCAGGTTCTGGGCACCGGGCGAGCTAGGTCTAGTACAGCTCGCGAAATAAGCGCAAGGCTTGGGCGCTACCGCGTAATACTCCCGCCTTGCGCCCTAATATCTTTTATTATATTCTTTTAAACCCCGGGTTTCATGGGAGCAAAATGTCTGAAATCCGACAAAATGTATGAAATTAGACACGTTAGGCTGGGGTGCGGGTATAGGGGTTCGCTTCGCTCACAGAAGGAGTGATAGGATCAGACAAGGGACAACAGACAACAGAAAAAGTAAGAAAGGATTTGGGAAAGGGTTTAGAGGGACTCAGACCCAACTTCCATAGGAGGGAGATGGTTGTCAGGGTTAGAGTATTCCTCTTCATCTTCTTTGGTCCAGACTTCATCCTCATAAACCATGAGTCCACCTGGTAGAAGACGACGACCATTCAGATACACATATGCCATTTAAGCACCACCAGTGTCTTGCCGATAATCGGATCCATCGTTTATATAACCTGAGTAAACAGGAGAAGCAGAAATGATGCTAGAAAGTCTCTCTCCAGATTTTATATCAGGAAGACCAACGAATCTATCCACACCGTTATTAACGACAAAAGAGCCAGGAGAAGAAACTGAAGAGACATTGAGAGCAACAGGATCTTTGAAGTATACAGTCTCAGTGACATAGACACGGTAATAAAACTTCGTCTTATGAGCCTGAGGTAGTATAAAAGTCATTAAGGGAACCTCTGGAACTGCAGCCGGTCTACCGAATTTAGGAACATTAGGAGTCGTATCCCACGCAGTATCAGAATCAGTAGGGAGCCAGTCTAAGTACATATCGTTACCGACTTGGAAGAAACCTCTAGGATCAGAGCCTTCATCTAAGGGAGTATAATCGACACCTGGAGTAGTCTCTGAGTTAACCAGTCCCTGACGATTGTAAACTTCTCTAAGAGGATTACGTACAGATGGCAAGTTCTGAGTGTTACCTGGAAAACGGTCTTGGTGTAACTGTGCAATTCTCCAGACACGTGGCACAGCATCCCGGGAAAAGCCAGACTGGAGATTGAACTTGAACCAACGTCTATCTAACATTAATGAGTAGTATTGGTCCATGGTAGTTGGGACTACAATATCCTCACCATTGGTGATTCTAACAAGTCCTGGGTTAAACTGATCCCTGGGGTCTACGGTATTCTCACCAGCTTCATAAGATAAACCTGTAGGATCGACAGGTAAAGTGCTAGCCGGAACGACTTTAAGTTTGACATGACCGAGCTTGTAGTATTTGTAAGCTGCAAAGAACGGTAATAGTCTACGCATGCATTCCATACCACCAGCTGAAACGCCAATGACCTGAATATTATCAGGCGAGGTAGCGAGGTCAAGAAAATAGGTATAACTTTGGGTAGTCATAGTTTCGTCACATCCTTGGTTGATCTTCCAACACGTCCAGAGACAGAGGTACCAAACGAAAGAGCAGAATCATATAAATGACCAGCCTGACGATACATCTGAGCTTCATATCCCTGGGTTGCATACTTAGAGGTACGACCAGTATTACGTCTGTAATCTTTTGCCATCTTACCGTAGTCCTTCATACGATCATATTCGTAAATGAAACGTCCTGCAATAGGTAAAGCGTACAATCCAGTTCTATAAACCATGTTTAGTATCTCCTGCGTCTGTAATATCTGCGCCTGCCGTAGGATCGCCTACGAGGATAATAAGAGCGTCTGTAATAAGACATAGACTCTAAATACGGGTAGTAGTACTTAAGACTA